TTACTAAGCTAGGGCTACTTAACAACGTGGTAAACACAATGGACGAGCTTACCAACATGAAACCAGAAGTGCTTTCTCAGTTTGCTTACCTAGCATCACAAGGAAAGGGTAAAGACAAGGGCGACCCGTACGAAAACAAATTACGTGTAAACAAAATTACTTGGAATACTATTTCATTAACCACATCTAACGCATCGTTTTATCAGAAGCTAGAGATAGAAAAGAACTCTCCTGATGGAGAGATGATGCGTATCATTGAGTTTAGCATCCCTTACACAAATCAAAACATTATTTCTACCGAGGAAGGTAAGACTATGTTTGACCATCAGTTAAACGAAAACTATGGTCATGCGATTGTTGATTACATGCAGTACATTATCTCTGACATGGATGAAGTAAAGAAGTTACTAAAACAGGTACAACAGAAGATAGACAAGGAACTTAAACTTACCAGTAGAGAACGAAACTGGTCAGCCATTATAGCTGCTAACATAACAGGTGGCATAATTGCACGAAAGCTAAAGTTAATTGACTACGATATGGGTCGCATCTACAAAGAAGTAGTGCCAGTTCTCGCAGAAATGAAGAAGGACACTCAAGCACCTGTTAACAATGGGGGTGCTATTGTTGGAGACTTTATTAACAGACATATCCACAACATGTTGGTAGTCAGCGATGACATAGATAAGCGCAGCCAGAAGCCCAAAGCACCGGACGTTGAACCACGAGGCGAACTTATTATACGTTATGAACCGGATACGAGGCTCATGTTTATCCCTGTGTCTAACTTCAAGAAAGACTGCATGGATTACCAAGTGGATTACAGGTCGTTTATCAAGCAGGAAACAGCATCAGGTATGTGCAAAGGCACAGACAATAAACGCTTGTCTAAAGGTATGTCTATTACGTCATCAGCCGTGCGCTGTGTGATTTTTGACTGCACCCACTCGGACTTTGTAGATGTAAATAAAATGGTAGAGGAGCAGAAAGAAGGTGGAAGTGGAGAAGGTGACGTATCAGATAAACTGGAAGAAGTTTAAGAAGGGGTGGTCTTTTTTCATCCCTTGCTTAGACCCCAAGAAGTCGCGTTCTATAATCGTTAATGAAACCCGGAAGTTTAAGTACACTGTGACTACTAAAGTAGTTATAGAAGATGATGTCCGGGGGATTCGTGTGTGGCGGGTTTAATCGTCAAAAAATCTTTCTTCTATATCTGGCAGTAAATTTTTGTCAAACTTAACGCCGTACAATAACTCTTGTTCTGATTTAGCACGAGATTTAAAAGAACGTGCAAGTGTGTCTTCATTAATTAAAGAAGGGAAGTTACGCGCAAACTTTCTGTAATCTGCTAGGGCTTTACGTTTTAAGCCACGATCTCCTAGCGTCTCTCCTAAGTAATATTGTTTAAGTATTTTTTGTTTTTTTGTTCTTACCTTACTTTGGAAATTTAGAGCTGCTGACCTATTTTCATAGAGGTTAGACAGTTCAGCAGGAGTAAAACCAAGAGCTTGCAGGGCCAGTTGAAACCCATTAAAGTCTTCCATTATAGGCTGACCATTAGCGGTGCGTGCGCCTTCTTGTGCAAACCTAGTTGTCTTAAATAAGTTACGCAATCCACTAGGTGACATAGACTCTATGGCGCGAAGATACTCTCCTCTCTCTAATTGTTTAGGTACATTACGCTCTAAGTTTAAGGCAAAGCTACCCACTGGCCCTGTAGATTGCATCACTGCTGTCATTAACAAACCGTTTTGTTCGACGCTATACGGGTCTTCTCTAAACAGTAAACCGTTAGCTATCCCCACACGATTAGATATTTCAAGGTTAGTAGCATAGTTTAGTGGGCCTTTGAATAAGAAGTCGCCCATAAATTCCCTAGATAAGTCTCGTGCATTGAAAGGTTCTTCATCATCCCCAAGCAAAGCATTTGCGATATTGGCAAACGTAGCAGCAGCCCCAAAAAAGGGTAAACCATTTACTCCTGCTAACGCACCACTTACCATGTAGATGCCAAGCACTTGTTTCCTAGCTTGCTTTCGCACCTCTGCACTTTCTCCACGCAACGAAGCGTTCATGGCTTGGGCAGTAATAGATGCACTGTTCCATATAAAGGTTTTAAACGTAAACATTACACGTCCGTATCCATGCTGTAACCAGCCCGGCCCTTCTGCTGCCATACCTGAAGTATGCACATCCATTGTAAGTTTAACGGCTTCTTCAGCAGCTACTTTTTGACTTTTACCTGCGTCCAATGCCAGATCGTATGCGGCAATAGCTGTTGTAGCTCTGCTGTATTCTTCCGCCACTGTAAAAGGTATGCTACCCAAGTTCATTACTTTAGCCCCAAAGGAACTATAGTCGTCCATTGCTTGTTTAGCGCCTTCTAATATTTCTCTTTGCATAGTGTGTTGACGCTGCCCATACTTATCCAAAGTGTCAAGTAACGTGGCGTAACGTTGGTTTTTTGTCCACGGTGCATCATCAAATGTAAAAGTATCTTTGTTAAAATTCTGTAAGGAAGGCATTGCAGTTTTCATAGCTCTCGCTATGGTTGCATTAGCTTTAGCGTACCCATACTGTCCACCCAATAAAGGCATAGAAAGCAATGCTATGGCACTTGTGTTAACTGCGGCTGAAGAAATGTTACCAAACAAAAATAAGTTATATGCTCCGGTTGCAAAGATACTGGTCAAATTGTCGTAGTTAGGACTCAAAGTAAAATCTTTTCTACGCATTATGGCATCCCTAGCTGCCTGTTGCCTTGGGTTTGTACCTACTTCTAACCTACCCATCTCATCAAACTTTTCAGTTAACTTAGGGATATACTCAAGGGCAGCTTCCTTACGCGCCCATTTCACCATTGTATCTCCAAAACTTCGGGCTAAATCTGTATCAGCACCCGGTGTAAGTTTGGCTCTACGCAAACGATTCATAAAAGAATGTTCTGGAAAAGCAGCTAGATAGCCTTGGTAAATAGCATTTTTAGCGGCTGCATCTAAGCTAGGGTCAGTGGAGTTCATTAGTTGTACAACAAAACTTGAATCTGGGTGATCCTTTTGGTTGTACACCGCTTCTTCTAAGTTCTTAAATTCACGCACTACTTGGTTAGATGCAATATTATTATCTTTAATATATTGAGCACGTAACCTTGGAGATGAGAAACTCACTACTTCACGTCGTTTTGTTCCGTCTGGGTTTGTAGAGTTAAACTCTAAATAATACGCACCATGCCGTAAAAAAGGAACGTACCCTACAGCCGAATGAGTTCGTGTAAATTGTTTTTCTAAGTCTTTTATTTTACTTTCTTCTGCTAACGATAAAATTTTTGTTTTATACGCCTCATACATCTTACGATACGTTTCGCGCATTTCTTTGTAAGCTGCTTGTACATCTGGGTGTAAGTTGTTTAACTGGTTTTTAAGGTTGTTAAACTCGGCTTTTTGTTCTGCGTTTAGTTTGTTGTAGTCAAACTCTTTACCATCCACATTTACTAAATCGTATGCTTTTTCACGAGCTTTAAAAGCAATACCTCCTAACTTAGCAAAATCTTCAGTATGCTCTTTACGTACTTTGTCGTATCTTCTAAAGGCTGTTTGTAAGTCTTTTATTGTTTTTTCTACACTGGCTTGACGTTGCAGCACAATGTCACGTATTTCTCCAGCTACCCTTCCCAGTTCTGTACCTGCAAACAACTTAGCAAAGTCGTGCATACGTAACACACCCATAGCCCGACTCATTAATTCACCTGATCGAGATAAGGTATTTAACACACGTTCTTTGTTTTTACCTGCTAAAGTAGGTACACCACGTATAGCATCTCGAAGTGCATTACCTGCTGATTGAGGTGTACCCATTAATAGACGATCAAATAAAGTAGGCTCTACGTCTTGTGATACATCGAGTACTTTATCTATAAAATCTAAGCCTTTGGCATACGCAGTTTGTTTTGGACGAAAACCAAAGAAACGTGCAATGGCTTCCATAATAGAGCGAAACAGATTTTTACTAGCTGGAGCATCCGGTGCTTTAGTATCCTTAAGCAGTGCTTGAAACTCAGGGTTACCTACTAATTCTGCGGCAAACTCTTGTAAGTCCTGACCACCGTACATATCTCCCATCTGATCTTTTATATCAGAATAGAACTTAAAAAAGTCTTTAGTTATCTGTAAGTCTGGGTTATTAAGAGCTTGTGCTAACGCGGCGTGAGTTGCCTCGTGCAAGAAAGTTTCTTCTGTTAACCCTTCCTGTGGGTCTAAAACTATAGTATCAGTTGCAGCGTCATAGTACCCACTTGTGCCTTCTGGCGTAGCACCAATGACTAGCTTGGTAGCCAAGCTCTGTGAACGTATCTTACGCAGTACTTGTTGTATTTCTCTAGGCTGAGTGTTTATAAGGTCACTTAGTAGTTGCTTAAAGTTACCCCTCTCGGCTATACGTCGTTGCGCTCTGTTAAGTGCTTTACCTCGGTAAGTAGGTTTGTTCTCAAACAAGTTATTTTCTCTGGCTAGTTGCCTAAGTTCTTCTCGTTCGAGGTCTATTTCCTTTTTTGTTTTTTTAACTGTTGTTTCTGGTGCGCCACGTAACCCCGAAGGAGCCGCAAACGCTTTGCTCACGTCTATTGTAGGTTTTGGTTTCTTTGCTTCTGTTTCTTCTGTTGTTTCTGTTTCTTTTGTTTCTCTAGCTTGTGGAGGGAGCGACGCACTCTTTGCTAATTCATCAGCAAGACTTGTAGTAACAACAGGTTTTGTTGGCTTCGCTTTAGTTTTAGTTTTTCGTTTTGTGGGTACAAGTATGTCATCTACAAACTCATTTACGGTTTGTAGTTCATCCTTTGTAATGTCAGTAGTAATTTCTGTGGTTTGAACAGGTGTGCCACCCAAGGCAACAATGGCTGCATCTATTTTTTTCTTGTAAGATTCTTTACCTTTAGTGTTTTCAAGGACTGTATTTAACTCATTAACAGCTTCTTGGCGTTGTTCAGGTACAGCCAAATCTTTACCTGCCAAGGCTTTTTTTGTAGCAGAATTAACGGGTATGTTCTTTTCTGCTAAGAAGTCATTAAGTGCTGTACCTATAGCAGGAGCACGAGTTATCTCACCCTCTGGCATACCTGCAAACACATCGCCTTGTCCTTCAAAAGAACGTTGGTTTATTGTCTCTATTTCTTGTTGCACTAAATCTTCAAAGTTGTCGGGTCTGCTTTGCCCTTCAAACCTTGCATCGACTATTCCTTCCGCTTCTTCTCGTACAACATCTTCAAGGTTAGCTTGTCTAACTGCACGTTCTTGCTTAGACGGTTCTAAAGGTAAGTCTAATTGCTTCGCGCCTGACAATTGCTTACGTCGTTGTGCGTCAAGTTTCTCTTGTGCTTTGCGTTCTTTTTCTTGGGTTGCTATTGTATCTTTAGCTGTTTTTACTTCAGCTCGAACATTTTTAAGTTCTTCAGATACCTTAGTGTTGTTATTTCTTGCTCTACGTTGTGCTTCTTGTTGCACTTGAGGCTTAGTAAACTTAGCAACTTCTGTTATGTCTACCTGTACAGGTTGACCAAACGCATCAAATTGTGTGGTGTCAGCTTGAAAAACTTCTGCTGGAGTTTTAGGTTGAGTTTTTGCTGCTTTTTTAGCCCTAGCTTCTTGTGCCTGTTTGGTATTTTCTTCTACATTTTTTAAAGCGGTATCAAATTGCTCAACATATTCTGTAAATGCTTCTTCGCCTTTTTTATTAAGATCATCTCTAAGTTTTCTGGATTCTTTTAAATCTTGTAACCGTTGCCTACGTTGTGATCCCTCTCTAGCACTTTCCACACCACCGCCAACAGTACCAAAGCCTCCACCTGCTACAGCACCCCTAACGCTTGCTTCCATTATCCGGTCAAACTCTTTGCTGCCGAACACGTCAGGGTTGTCATCAATGAATCTTTCAGCCGCTATACTGATGCCTTCTTGTGCGCCTTCTGTTATACCTTCCACGCCTAGACCAGAGAACAGTCCCGCAGTACCCGAACGCAGCACACCTTGTTGCATACCCGAACGTTCCAGTAACTTAGTGACTATCCCTGCTTTCATAGGACCAGAGATGTTACGAGCTAGTGCAGCAGGTAGTATTGAGTCTAGTGCCGCTGCTCCTGCACCAAAGATAAGAGCCGTACCGGGGGCTGTTTCACCTGTTTCACGGTAGATGTTTTCAAAGACTTCGGGTGCGTTAAGCGCGTAAGAACCAAAAGCTGCACCTGCTAGTTGTCCGGTAGCGGCTTGTTTAGCCACCGTAGTAGCGGCTGCTTTTTTTGCTGCTTCTGTTGCTGCTTTAGTAGCTAAAGCTCTACCCCCTAACAACGCGGGTGCGGCAGCTCCGCCTGTCAAAGCTGTGCCTACAGTAAGACCAAGGTTACCCACCTGTTCACCGATAGTTTCACCCACAAAACGGGTAAAATCTCCAATACCTTCTACGTCTTTGTAACTAGCAAACTGAGTGGGATTAAGTAGTTCGCTTATTCGTTGCTTTTCTGCTGCTTCAGCGAATTGTTCTTGGGCATATTCATCTGCACCGACGGCACTGGCCGCCATAGCAGGGATGATGTCAGTAAAGGTGGAACCTAGACGGGACAAGCCTCGTGATACGCCACCACCAAAGGTGTCCATCAAACCCATTTCAGGGGGTGGAGGTAGGGTAGAAGTAGGGGTAGCATCACGCAACTCTTGCCAAGCAGAAGCTACGGTATCAAACTCAGGCGTACCTTTTTTGTCTTTATTTTGTACTATCCATGTAGCGTAATCATCTAGAGTAGCCATTACTCACCTAACACAATAGCAGCAGCTTCGCTTTGTAATTGTGGAGTAATACTTGGCCCAACCGAACCTGCACCTCTAGGGACCATTCCTGTGTTGGGTCTATAAAGTTCTTGGAAAGTGGTACGCAAAAACAACTCTTCGGCTTGGGCAGCTAACGCAGCTTCATTGTCTTCTATATAATCTTCTAGTTGTCTTGTGTTTAACATATTACCGTCTGGAGACCTAGTTGCGTTTATAGCTACTTCTCTTATAAACGCTTCCTTTAAACCACTACCCACCGCATTAAAATCGCCTCTAGCCTCCGAAATTGCTGAAGCCAGTTCAATTCTATTACCCGCATTACTTGCAGCAGACGCACGGGTGTAATAGTCAGACATGAGGGTGTTATATTGTTTACTTATCTCTGCGCGACGTTCATAGTTATCGTCCATGATTCTAAGCTGTTCTTTCTCGTTAGCAATCTTCTGCATATTTATATTGAAATTCTGTTGGCTTATACGCTGTTGCTCTAACAAGCCACGTAGTTGAACTTCTTGTGCATCGTAAGCCCTTTCAGCAGCAGCTATGGCTTTACCTCCAGCCATCAGTCCTTGCCCTATAGTCTTACCTTCTCCCACGCCCTGTAAAAAAGTAGCAAGTATACGTGTAGGACTATTTGCTCGTTGCATAATTTCATCGAGTTTTTCTTCATACCCTGTAGTAGAAGGATCAAGTGCTAATGTTTCTTGGAAATCCTCAGTCCTAAAAGTTTCTGGTCCTACTTCTTCTGGTGGTCCGTCTTTTTGTCCAGTTACTGTAGATGTTTCAGGAACACTACGAAACCCTTCCATACTAGGTGGCATAAGGGGTTTTTCATCTATTATTTCTTTTGGTTCAATATTGTCAGCTCCAGTAGTAGTAGTACCTAAATCAAACCCTTGTTCTGCAATGGCTTGACGTGCAATTTCTTCTTGAGCTGCTTCGTATTGAGGAGTTATTTGTTCGGGCATCATGTCGTCACGTTGTCTACCTAACTCACTTCTTCTTTGGCGTAATAACTTTCGTTGGTCGTCAAATATAGGTAATGTTTTTTCATAGTCCATAAGGCGTTGTATTTCTGCACCTAAGTCTGCGTACTCTTGTTGGCTTTTTACCAAACTTCCTTCAGGGCCAGCAAACTTAGGGATATTAGCCGCAGGGTCGGCAGCATCAATCATATCCTGAGAACTAGCCATCATTTTTAGATAGTTAAGTGCTCTACGAGCTTCGTCTTCTTTAGCTTGTTCTTGCATCTCGCCTATCATTTGGAGGTATTTAAGACCACCCATTTCAGTGCCTTCTGACTCATTAACCGCCTTTCGCACGTCAGGAAACATCTGACTAAATTGTTCTCCGCGAGTAGGCACGGTCATTGTTTCTGGGGGTCTAGTAGGTCCAACAGGTCTATCTACAGGCTTAACCATAGCCATAATACCTGTATCTTCCATGTTCCTTTCATTAAGAGCTTGCATTACCTCTTTATTAAACTGATCGGCTTCTCTGCTAGTGCCACCAAAATCTATGTTTCTTATATAATCTATTATCCTACTAAGTATTCCACCACCCTCTTTAAGTCCAATAATACCGCCTTCTGCTTTATCCACTACACCACGACCCATAAGAATATCTTTTTGCGTAACTTTTCCATCTCCACTTAGGTCTGGAAAGCCACCTTCTTTGAGTGCAACGATACCGCCGTCTGCCATTTGAAAAGTGTTTTCTGGAGTAGGTTTAGGAGGTTGAGCTGCTATACTACCTTTGTAGTTCTCTAGCTCAAGACGCACATTATTTAATGCTTCTTGATTCCCTTCTGCCATGTACTTATCTTCCAAATCTTTAAGCATTTGGTATCGTTCACGTTCTTCTTGCATACGCATCAAAAATTTTTGTTGGCCTATTTGCATAGGAGTTAAGCGATCTTCCGTAGCCCCTTCTACTTTATCTCCTTCTTCAAACCCAACAATCCCACCGTCAGCCATACGCATGTTGGGGGCAGGTTGACCGCCTAGACCTAGCATCTTTTGCATCTGCGCTTTTTGTATCTGGTTGTTCCGTAGTTGCATTCCGGGGGCAAGTGTCTGCACAAGCTGATTAATACCCTGTGTATTACTGTCTTTGATGCTGGGCTTATCAGTCATTTTAGCTGCTTCATCTCTATCGGCAGCGGCGACTAGCTCCATCGCTTCCATTGTTACCCTGTCATCGATTAGCTCTTTCAATGCACCTGCAATACCACTGCTTGCCAACCCTTCTGCCATCTGCACACGAGGATTCTGTCGAGCTTGTTGAAGCGCACGGGGATCAATTATACCTGCCTGTTGCATCCTCATGTTTTATCTCCTAAAAATCCCAGTTGCTCGAAAAGTTGTAATACGCCACCCGCACTACCCAAAGCAGTGTTAAAAGTACTTGGTTCAGAATACTGATATGCCTGTGTTGAAATAGGTAGACCCTGCAATAGAGATTGCATGTATTGCGTTTGCTTGTAAGGAAAATCACGTTCCTGCTCAAACTGCGCCACATCAGCCATTATCCCTTGTTGGTCTATTTGTCTTTGAGTATCACCACCAACTTGTTGAGCACGTAACGCTTGGAGTCCGTAATCTCTATCTCTGCCAAACATATTTTGCGCATCAGTGTAGGCTTGCTGGTAACCTTGTCCTGTTATACCTGCTAGTCTATCCAGAAGTCCTCTGCCTAACTCTGCTTCCGCAACAGCTTGTCTACCACCTCCAAATGCACCTGCTTTACTGTACTGGGATTGCAAAGCTTGTTGCGCCATTTCAGCGTCACGCATAGCCGCATCATATTGAGGTTGGAGTACACTTTGTAAATAAGGTGTCATGTATTGTTGTACTACATTGTCACTTGCAGGAGTAAAACTGGGCTGTGCTCCATCAGCTAATTGTTCGGCTGTAAGAGGAGTGTACCCTGCACCTGAAAACGACCCAGCGGCTGACGCTTGTGGCATCCCTAATGAGGCAAGTCCTTGAAATGCTTGGCTTTGTAAGGAAGAAGGTCCGGCTGTTAACGGTCCTTGGTAGGCGGTATACGGCAAATTAGCTAGTGCCGCGCCTCTTCCCAACATCTCTGACACATAAGGGCCAGCGTAGGGAGATAATGAAGTTTCTAATCCTGTGTAATTACCATTTGACATTTTAGTACCTCAAGCTGGCATCATTTTCATAGGGTCTATTTCCGTACCTTGCTTAGTTGTCCCTGTACGAGCATTACGCACCCTATCCATCATTGACATTAATTGGTTCGCTCCCGCATCTGAGTTGCCATTACCTAAATGACTAACGACATCAGCAGGTATTACAAATTCCCCATCGCTTAACGCGGCGGGTTGTGTTCCATCTATACTGGCAGGTATAAGGTCGGCCATACCGTCTGTAGGTCCACCTAAATAATAGTTATTTAAAGGGCCACCTTGAGCATATTTATTACTGTTAGTAAGAAAATTATAAGCATCTGCTATCTCTTTCTCGGTATAGTCTTCATTTTGTGCTGCTAAAAGCGCAGGTGTAGTTTTATCTTGCAGTAATAATTGCACAGCTAAATCTGTTGGGCTTTGTACTGTTGATACTTGTTTTGTAACTTCTTCTAGTGTCATGTCTCCGTTATTAACCAGATCAGCTACTACATCTACAACATCCACATTAAAATTTGTAGCTACGTCACCGATGGTAGCTTTTTTGTCTTTTATAAGATCAACTAAATCATTTCTTTCTTTAGTTTTAATTCCATCGGTTGCATCTACTGACGCAAAAGTATCCGCAACAGTTTTTCTATTCTGTGCTCCTGTAATAGCTGCTTGTAAATTGTCTGCGCTTAAAGTGGGGAACTTACCTGCTAATTCGGTAGTAGAAAAACCACTGCCCGCTATTTCTAATAAATCAGCATCTGTTAAATCTTTATTTGCAAACTTTGATGCGAACTGAGTAAGTGCGTCAACAGCATCATCGTTAGTGGTAGCAGCAGCGCCATCAATAGTTGCATTTAATGCTGTGCTTAAATTTTGAGCTTGTCCTATGGCTTTAGCCAGAACATCTGGGTCTATGCCCAGAGCTGTGCCTATTTGATTAACGTTGTAAACTTCTTGACCACCTAGATTTAAAAGATCGTCGCTAGTGAGTGTTTTACCGTAGAAAGGAGTTAAAAAAGTCTTAAACTTTTGTAAGTCTGTAGGCTCAACTTGAGTTGTAACATCAGCACCCGTACCCGCAACATCAGCACCCGTACCCGCAACATCAGCACCCGTGCCAACAACGGGTGTAACAGCTCCAATCCCTGTATCGACAGCACCCGCAGCAGCAGCAGCTTCAGCAGCACCCAATGCACTTTCGGCATTGTTTACATCAGTTACAGGGGTATAAGTAAAACCCGGAGGTAAACCTGTATCAACATTATCAGTATCATCAGTATCATCAGTGTCTACAAGAGAGGGAAGCCCCACGCCTTGCATAGTATCTGTTCCAGTAAAAAGCTCATCTCCGTAGTCAAAGTAAGACCTGCCCATGCTTCCGGGCCTACGTGGTGTGCCGTCAGGATTAACAGTGCTAAACGCATCGTCTTTTAGCTTTCTATCAAAATCGTAATCAGGGATACCACCTTGGTAACCTACGGGTGCGCTGCTTCCCTTGTCTGAAGCACCTAATAAACCACCCACTAGAGCACCTGCAATACCTAATGCGTTCTCATCAATAAAGTTTCGGAAGTTGAACTTACCTTTGGCTTGTGTGTTACTGCCACTAATGCTACCTAAAGCACTATTAGGATTTAAGGTAAAGCCACTGCTATCTTTTTGTATTAGCGTGCCAGTATTAAATCTTTTCACGTGTCCACCACCTTTCGCGTAAACATATTTAGGGTCTTCCTCGTCTTCATCTTCTGTACCTAAAAAAGGTTGATCTAACCCACCAAACATATTATATAGATAGTCTATATCGACTAGCGGGCCGGGACCACCAGAAATTGTCCGTGTCCCACCGCCACCTGCGGGCATCCCACCAATACCACCAACGCCACCCGCAGCGGGAGTAGATGTTTTTACTTCTTCTCCAGTTTTAACAGGGGAAATAAGACCTACATCTGTCCCTGCGTTAGTACGTATGATGTCAGCTACTTCTAAATCCTCGGAAGATAGGTCTCCCGTGTTCAATGCGATACTTCCCGTTTTTATCTTGTCTTTTTCGCTTAGATCACTACCAATATCAACACCCAACGCACCAGTTTTTACGGCATCGCCTTTTGATGTCATATCCCCTGCAATATCAACAGCTTTAACAGCGTCTGCCGATGTTGCACCGCCCGCAGGTGGTGTTGTGGTTGTAGTTGTAGTTTTATCTTTATCGCCTAAAAGAGAACCTGCTATACCTGTAGTGTCTACCTTAACATCGTTACCTTTGGATTCGGTGTCATCAGCAACATTTAACGCACCTGCTACCGTTTGAGCTGCACCTCCTAGACCCCCTACTGCATCTACCGCAGCTCCGGGTATCCCTGCTATGTCTATGTCTCCCCTTACTAAATCACCAATTACAGACCCCGCTGCACCTATTGGGCCAGTTAACACCACAGGATTTCCACCAGAAGTTGTTCCTAAAGGAGTTGTTTTGACTTTACCGTCTTCTCCAAAAATATAAGTAGCGCCCGGAGCAAGGGGGTTAAAACCCACGGAGCTATCTTTTAAAAGATCATCTGCATCATAACCAAAAAGGCTCATGTAAGCGTCCAATGCTTTAAGTGCGCCTGTACCGTATTTGTCTACTATTGTGTCAGCAGCACTTCCAAGTGCTCCACCTACTGTTGGCCCCATAACTCCTGATATACCACGGGATGCGTCTATACCTTCTGGAAAATCGGGATGTGTGACACTTTCTATTTGGTTTCGAGAAACATCTAAATCTATTAAGGCTTGTTTTGCGTTATCTAATGCTTCTTTATGCTTAGAAGTTGCCCCTCTATTTTTATAATCAGCTACTGCATTTATATAATCTTGTGCGGCTTCTATTTGATCCTGTTCAGTTATGGCAGGTGCAGAACTTCCCCCAATGGGTGTAATACCCATACCACCCATACCACCCATAATACCCATAGACCCTAAATCTACTAACCCTGCATCAACCAACGCATCCAGTGCGTCTTTGTTGGCATTTAAATCTACACCTAAGTTACCTAAGTCTCTGGGTTGTTGTGCAAAAATTTGCCCCGCAATATTTCCGTAGTCCCTATTAGGTAGGTTATTCCCGAAAATAAAATCACCACTGCCGCCAAAGTTTATGCCTCCGGTTGCAGCAATCATTTTTGCTTTTTCTTCGTCTGTTAGTATTGGATCAGACATATCTACCTACGGTAAAGTTTCTGGGAGTGCTGAAATCAAAAATGCACTCACAATCGCTGATGGTACTACAGGTCTTGGGCTTGAAGCGGCCTGATGGTTAAGGCTTACGTCTGTATCACTAGTTGCCCACATAATCTCTATGTATTGTCCTGCTTGCACATCAATCGTAAAGTTATAGTTAATTGCATCTATACTGCCTGACCCAGACAACACATGCTGTTTGGCAGTATTAGTAACATCCGTACCACTTCTTTTTATCCAAACGTCAACTGTTTTGGCAGCGGCTGAACTACTGGTTAACTGAGCCGACACTTCAAAGTTGTAAACCCCTGAATAGGTTGGGGTTATTCGGGTGTTAGACGCTACGCTCATGGCTTCGCCAAGATACGTGTTTTCAAACTGTATGGCGTATGCAGTGCCCGTAGACCCTGCATTTTGATCGACTGTGGAGAAGAATTTACCATTTGGGGTGCTAATAAAACGACCCCCGTAATCTCCAGACAACAAGTTTACAGTATTTGTTAGGCCATTGAAAAACAAACGTAAAATGTTGTTTAAGTCATCTAGGTAAGTACTTAGAGAGGTTTCCCTTGGAGCAACGGGGAGAGCTGGGTTAGTAACCTGATTTATAAGGTCGTTAGCCACTAACCTCTCCTACCGTCAGGACGCATCTGTAAACGCGGTACGCCTAGCTTCCAAGTAACCCCAGCCGCCGTAGACTCTAGCTTAAACGACATTTGCCTACCCCGTACCCGTGTATCCACTATGCCAGTAAAAGCCTCTATCGGTGTTGTAGCTGTACGAGTAACAGCCGCACTGTCGCTACCTCCTACTGAAGCAGGGCTATAATAACCAGACCCAGAATCCTGTAATGGCAGTAAACTAACCGTGGCACTGGGAGAACCTGCGGTAGAACCTTCAAAGGTCAAGTCAGGTAACATCTTGTTTATTAACATAAATCTGTCACCGTCATCCAAATCAAACTGGGAAGAGGTAATACTGGCTGTTATGGCTGCTGGAGTACCTGTTTCGTTATCATCCACACCTTTTTCTTGATTGATTAATTTGCCATCAAACGTAGCGGCTATTGGGAAGTCCCGTAAGTCAGAGTCCATCCACGCTGAACGTGCTAACGTGCCGTAATACCAGATGTTTTCCACATAGTTATACACAACATAGCGGTCATTACGAGTCACCCCAGAGGAACAGTAAAACCACCATATCTCATCAAACTCTTCGTTTGACCCACAAATAACCTGTTGGGCTTGGTCACTGTTAAAATCATCAAATACGTAACTGCGTACCGAACAAGGTAGTGTCTTGACCGTACCATCATAATAGTAAAACTTGCTTGTACCCATCCAGTAGGCAATATTGTTAGAGTAGACGGCGGCATTGGGACTGGCTATGGTAGTGTTAGACCCCAGTAACGTTGCACCCCACACTAAGGGAGCACCTAGATACTGTAGGCCGTACATAGCCGCGTCAGTCCACACCAATACTTCCTGACGTGCCTGTATAGCTTGTACTATTTCTGTGCCTTCAGAAAGACTGAGACTTCCCGCTTGATTAGTAGCAGTGGGATTCCAATCAGCAATGTCTTCTTGGTCGGACCACCGTAAAAGCATAGGGTCTAAAGCAGAACTACCTACAGCATTTACACCAAAACAAAAGGCAAACCTGAATACATCTGATACGAAGGCAATGTTAGCCACAGTAGGCACTTGCGCTGCACCTCCTAGTGAACTTACTAACACCCCTCTTGTAGTAACGCCGTTACTTGCATCCCAGTAAAATAAAGCTCCGTTACGATGTAAGAAAAATAAATCTTCTCCAAAATTAGCCTGACTATACAAACGCATTCCCGCAAGGGTAGTGCCACCCGTACCCCATGTACCTGAACTCCATGTACCTGCGCCCCAACCAGTAAACGGAACTTCTATTTCGTTTCCGGTATTAATCTGATAAGTACCTACAGTGCTAGACCCTCCATTACCTGAGTCCCCCGCAGAAGCAGTAACTGTACTACCAGAGGTATCTTTAGCCTCTATGGTGTAAGAATTGTCATTTACTTTAGTTGCTATCTGATACTCTTGGTTCAGAACAGCAGCAGTAATATTTCCCCCCAGAGAAACAGCACCGCTAAAAGTAACAAAATCGTTAACAACCGCTCCATGTGCAGTATCCGTAATAGTAATAGTTGCATCGCCGTTCACAGCCGCAAAAGTAACATCTCCTGCTGCTGTGGTAGCTCTAATAGGGGTAATGTCGTTATAAGCACCGCCTCTTTCAATATAGTATTTGAGGTTAGTACCTACAGAAACAAGATTCTGAAGACTCAAAGTAGCCCAGTTATGTAGAGAACGCGCTACTCCTAAGTAAGTATTAGCAGACAGTCGCTCCCAACCACCTATCTTTTGAGGCAACCCCCTTCTAAACCGCACCTTTTCAGTTTCGTACCAAGAACCTTCAGCCGCATAACGAGTGTTTTCTCGGTCTACTCCTGATTTAAACTGTATTTTCTTATAAGGCATTACTCTACATACTCGCCTGTTTTAATTAAGTCAGTAAGCTCTAACGCTCTACCACCTACTTGTTTAGCCCAACGTGAGTCTAGGAACTCAGTAGCAGCTTCTTTGTAGTTACCTGCTTCCATAGCAGCCAAAGCACGTTTAAAACCTCTCAATCTTGTTGCCCCAAGATTAAAACCAATGTCAATCATCGCATCTTTACGTACGTCATCTAACGCATTAAACCAAGAGTATTCTTCTGCTAACTCCTTGATAACACGTTCAATATCGTTCTCAAGCAAGTATTCTACTTCGTCCTCAGACAGCCCTATGCCACCCCGTTGGTCGATATTTCTACCTACCCCTACAGTAATCTTTCCTTCAGAACACTCATAAGCATGAGTTTCCACACCTTCATGGCGCTTTAACATGGCGATTAACTTTTTCATGTTACTCATTTCGTACTAGACCCAGAGAACCAAAATGCTGCCATAGTCCCCAGAATCCCTGATAGCTGGCCTAATACCAAGCTAATTATGGTTTCGTCATTTTGATCGTGGGGCATAATAGTTACAGCCATTACATAGGCTCCGTATAACAGTAACGCCAATATCCCAAACACTTTTGGTGTCCAATCGTTTTTGAAAGTTTCTCTCGCGTGTTGCCTGTCTTCTACTTCGGTTTTAAACGACTCCAGATCAATTTCCATTTCTCGGATACGGTCTCTAAAGTCATTGTCTGCTTCCTTGAGAAGCACCGCTTTTTCTGGTTCTCGCTCAATTAAGTCTTCTATTTCGTTAGCAGTAGCTTCTGGCACGCCTAGCTTTTGTGCGGCCATTTTGACTGCCATACCCGCCATAGGCCCACCTGCTGCACTGGCTATAGTAGGGGCAAGAGATTTAAGTAGTCCACCGAATTTCATTGTAGTAACAAATACACTTTTATAAGTGCCTCTAGTTCGTTAATTACTTTCCCGTGGAGTCTTCCTCCACGATCTCGTCAATCGTATCACAAACGTCTGGAATGCGGATGCCTGTCGTAACCTCAGTAGTCACGCGACCTACAGCTCGTATGCCTTTGTAAACACCAGAGCAGTACAGCTCCTTGTTGGCTATCATTTCCTCGGATACAGAGCATCCCGCCATTAGTACACACAGCGCAGCAATTCTAAGCATTTTCTACCTCGTCAATCATTTTGTTAAGTTCTTTCATTTCTTCTGGGTTAAGTATCTTGTCTTGAGCGTCCAAAAATATTTCTAGGCGCTCTTTGTACCCTTCCATAAAATGGTCTGATATAGCATCTTTCAGGCTTCTGTCTTCCTCCCTAACTTCTTTTGAAGGGTTTATGTAATCTTGCATGGAATTAGCAAAATACAGCATAGTCTGCGACCTAGAGGGGCCATAGCAAAGGCGCGGTATACGTGCCACCATATCTGAACCTTGCACACAAGAAATCTGGTTATCCAGTTCCATAGGACGCTTGAATCCTTTGAAGAACA